ATAAAGATTTGTCATATAGCGTTGGCAATGATAACACCCCTACGGGGGAAGGCATTGAGCGACTGGGGCGGCCCGTTACACGACGGGAAATTATTAATACCGTCAATGATTTGTTTGACCAACGTGTAAAATCGGGACGGCTTGGCAAGAGCAAAGATGTCCTTGGGTGGTATAACCGCATGACGGAAGTAATCCGTACTCGTAATTTCGGCGACATAAATACGCTTATGCATGAGCTTGGTCATCACGTAGACCATAAGAACGGATTCAGCATTGACCCGAAGTTTAACGCCGAATTTTCCAAGGTTGTGCATGACCGTTTCGGCAAGGTGTATGACAAGCTAGGCGATGAAGGTATTCGTAAAGAAGGGTACGCCGAGTTCTTCCGTGATTATGTAAGCGATAGAAATAAGGCCAAATCCGACTTCCCGACGTTTTACGATCACTTCACGGAACGACTGGCGAAGGACAAGGAATTAAACGGAGCAATTAACAAGCTATCCAAGGTTACACATGAATGGTTTAAACAAGCTCCGGAAGAACGGGTAAAGGGTTCTATTTCGTTCGATGACGGGAAATTGTCTACAAGAATAAAAGACATTTCCGATAACGGCGGGTTCAAAGAAAAACTTTCAGATTTAGGGCATAGCCTGTATACGCATACCGTTGACGAGTTGCACCCGTTCGAACAGTTAATGAAGGAAGTAAACAAGCAAATCGGCAAAGAAATACCTTTTGAAAACGACGTATATAAACAGGCGTGGTTATTCAGAGGTGCGACGGGCAAGGCTCAAGCCCTCGTTGAATTTGGCGATAAAGCGGCCGGGGTTAAAGGGCTTAAAGCTATACTAGAGCCTATCGGAATCAAAGAGCGTAAAAACTTTAGTGCTTATCTCGTGGCCAAGCATGACTTAGACTTCCACGCGAACGGGCAAAAGGCGACATTCTCTAAAGCTGAAGACGTGGCAACATTACGCAAGTTCGAAAAGAACGAAACGTTTAAAAAAGCCGCTGACGAATTGCAGAAATACCAACAGCACTTATTACAACAGCTTGTTAAGTCGGGTATGTTGAAGCCTGAAATATACGCCGAACTTGTCAAGAAATATCCGAATTATGTGCCGTTCTTCCGTGACTTTAAAGCGGAAAGCATGGATGGGTTCCTTGCAAGTAGTAAGGGATTTATTAACGTAGCAAGCCCTATTAAGAGATTCAAAGGGTCAACACGGGATATTATTGACCCGTTACAAAGCATTTTGCGTAATACGTACCAGTTTACAAACGCTATTGAACGCAATAAAGTAGCTCAAAACTTCGCGAAACTTGCCGATATTCACGGCATGGGGCGTATCGTTGAACAGGTTAAAGAGGGTTCGGCAAGGGCAACGGATAATACTTTTACAGTATGGCAACGTGGCCAAAAGGTAGTATACGAAACAACTCCCGAACTAAAAGCGGCGTTAGAAATGAGTGACAAAAACGCAAGCAATTTGCTTGTAAGAATCATGCAAACGCCCGCCAGTTGGTTAAGAGCCGGGGCAACGTCTACGACAGGATTCGCATTAGCTAACCTTGTACGAGATAACGTAAGTGCGGCAATCTTCTCTAAGCATGGGTATTTACCTGTATTTGATACGCTTAAAGGGGTATCTCAATTCATTAAGAAAGGCGAATTGTATCAAGAATACTTGCGTTCCGGTGCTTCTGGTGCTGCGATGGTTTCGCTTGACCGCGATTATATGGGCGGGCAAATACGCGAAATCCTGAGGAAAGAACCGACATGGCAGAAGGTTGTAAAGAATCCTATCGAAGTAATGCGGGCAATCTCCGAAGCGTCTGAAATAAGTACGCGTCTTGCCGAGTATGACAATGCTCGAAAAGGGTATACAGGTCTTGCTAATAGGCTGTTTGGTAGTGAACGTAAATCACTCACACCGCAACAAGCAGCCCTTGAAGCACGTGATATTACTATCGACTTTAGCCGTATAGGGAAGAACACCAAGACAGCTAACAGGATTGTGGCGTTCTTTAATGCGGCTGTTCAAGGGGCTGACAAGCTCCGTAGAGTGTGGAAGGAAGACCCTGTAGGGGCTTCTATTCGTGCTACTTTGTTTGTAACCATTCCTACCGTTGCGTTATGGCAACTTAATAAGGATAACCCTGAATATCAGGAACTTCCGCAGTATGTAAAGGATACGTATTGGATTCTTCCGAGCGGTGACCACTTAATCAAGATTCCTAAACCGTTCGAATTGGGCGTATTGTATGGTACGAGCGTCGAACGCATGTTACAGTGGATGGACGATAAGGAACACGGACGAAAAGGAATAGGCTTTAAAGGGTACGGCGAACGAGTAGCCGACGTGCTTACGCCGAGCTGGATGCCGACTGCGTTCATCCCTATTTATGAATGGTATTCAAATTATTCCTTCTGGCGAGATAAAAATATCGTACCGCAAGCACAACAAGACCTTCCCGACGCTTTACAGTACGGTCAAAATACGTCAGCAGTAGCGAAGGGAATAGGGTCGCTATTTAATGTATCTCCGTATAAAGTGGATAACACAATTAGAGGATACGGCGGTAACCTTGCGACGCTTGGACTTACGGCGATAGACGCAGTCACAGGCGAAACCGCAAACAGACGCGCAAAACGTCGGTACGAAAAGCCTGAAATTAATAAGTTTACGGCAACTCCGTATCAAGGCAGTAACAGCGTACAACGGGTATATGATGACTTCGACGCACAGAACAAGTTATTCAATGAAGCGAAGATAACCAAGCAGAAACCTGAAGACTTTGATGTACGCCAATTCGGTAAACTCAAAGAAGCTAGGGAACAGCTTACGAAGTTATCAAGAGCAAGTAAAGCGATTATGAACAATGAGAACATAAGCGGAGAACAGAAGCGTGAGCAATTAGATCGCTTTAACGTTCTCAAAGCCAATATTGCCCGTAGAGTGTACGGGTACGACAGAGTTAAATAGGGGACGTGACAAACGTCCCTTTTATTATGCAAAGGAGAGGGCAAATGAATTTTATTTTTGATACGCTTTCACACACATGGGAAACACTTACAACCAACTTTATTTTAAAGGCGGCATTGAGTGCTGCGGGCGGCCTTGCTTTATGGCTTATCGGCATTCGTCATGTGCAGATACTTGGGATTTTTATTATTCTGGTATTCGTTGATTTGCTCACTAAATGGGCAGCTATTGCCTATCAAATGCTAATTGACGAGTACCAGTATAATCCTGAAGAAATTGCGGTTTGGGAAAAGTACAGAGCTATCCCCATAGCGTTTGAAAAAAGGCTTATTTCAAGCCGATACATGCGTAAAGGATTTGTGCAGAAGGTATTATCTTACGTACTGGCCACATTCGCGGCGGTATTGCTAGATGAAATGAGTGGGCAACGGAAGTTTGCCGTTTCTCTTGTGTGGTTATATCTGGGTTCTAGTGAGTTTCTTTCAATTCTCGAAAACCTTCGCGACGGCGGCAATGTAATGCTTGGTAAGTTTTTGGATCTAGTCAGAACAAAGATAGAAAACAAGGTAAAGTTTTAGAGAGGAGATTATTATGAGAGGAATTGACGTAAGCGAGAATAACGGATTTGTAGACTGGGGAACAGTAGCGGCAAATGGCTATCAGTTCGCAATTATTCGACTGGGTTACGGCCGCAATACGCTTGATAGTTGCTTTTATGACAACGTAAACGGAGCGATTAACGCAGGTCTTAAAGTTGGGGTATATCATTACTCTTACGCACTAGATGAAGACGCAGCCAATCAGGAAGCGGACTTTGTTTTAAACACGTTACAAAGCTCCGGGCTTACCCCGGATAAACTCCCGCTTGGCGTTTGGTATGACATGGAAGACGCTGACGATTACAAAGCCAACAGAGGAATGCCAAGCAATCAAGAGTTAACGAATTTCTGTAGTATTTTCATTAATAAATTGTGGAGTGCCGGATACGCAAAAACAGGGCTGTACGCAAATATTGATTGGCTAGAAAACTATCTATATCCCGAACAGCTTGGCGGGTGCGGCTTATGGGTTGCTCATCTTAACCCGTATTGCGGCTATCCCGGTGCTAATATCTGGCAATATACCTTCAGTGAGAACATAGAAGGAAATGAGTTTGACGCTGATATAGTTCTTGATTTTGACGTAGAATAGGAGAAGACTATATGCCTATAAGCGAATATGTAAAGCGATTTGCCCCGGTTCTTATTGTTGTGAGTTTATTGTTTGTCGTTATTGCGGCGGGG